AATATTGTGCCTATATTTTAATGAAGGTCCATACCCTTGACATAGATAGTAGCGAGAGGTATACAAACGTATACCCTTACGCAAACAACTATGTCGTGACATTAAAAGAGCCTATTTATGATGTCACTCAAATTACACTCGTTTCTGCACGAATTCCAACACCACAGTTACAAATTTGTGAAACGAATAAAACTTTTAGCATTGACGGCGTTGATATTACATTAGAAGCTAACAATTACACCAGTGGAGCGACAATGGCTTCAGAACTTCAGAGGCAATTATTTCCACCATCTGATATAGATCAGGTTACTTATGACGAATATAGAAATACGATGACGTTTTCAAATACAGGTGCAACCAATGATTTTACATTTGAGTTCTTTGATGGAACACATGGATATGTAAATGGTACAAACTTAACTACACCACATCAAGTTTTTGGGTTTTCTTCAAATAATCAATCATCGTCAAACTATACACTTACATCAGGCGCAATTAATCTTGGTGGTCCAAATTCCATAATTATACGACTTACAAGTGGTTCGGATGAATTTACAAAAACTATATATTCTAAAACACCCTTTTATACGGGTCACATTCTAACGAACGGTTCGGATGTTATAAATTATCATCACGCAGATGATCCATTAAAACACGAATTCTACAAAGGTCCACAAAAGTTTATTCGGGATGTTCGGATTGAATTTTTATATATGAGTCACGGGCGTCTCATTCCGTATGATTTCAGAGGTCAAGATCATATATTGAAATTTGAAATTACAGGGTCTACTGATAAGTTAGAAGGAATGCCAAAAGTTCCCCTCGATGTGGTCAAAAAAGAATTGCCACCACCAATAAGTATCCCTGAAGTTATAGTGGATTCTTATAGATGGAAAGAGTACATCTCTATCGGAGTAATTGTTTTTATTGGAATGGTCTTATTAATCCTTATGAAGCAACGCCCAAAACTTAGCGAGTAATCGCGAAGACTGGTTGCGCTGGCTTGGAGACACGAGTAGACACGGCTGAGACGACCATGTAGACCGCAATGGACAACAAGGTGGTGAGGATCGCAGTGAGCGTGTACTGGGTACCACCGTTCTTTGGCACCTTAATGACCTGTTGGATGATCCATCGGACCAAGTCCATCCAGCTCATCGCGGCGGCGAAGGAGAAGCCCGCAACAATCGCGTTGAGGGATTGGGTTTCCAATTCTTGGGTGACAAGGTTAACAGTCTTGAGGGCTTGAGCGGTCATGTCAGACATGGTAAGTTTTATACTATACCCGAGGAAAATTTTTATTCTGGTAACAATTCTTCCTTTGTTACAATTTTCTTATACTTTGTTTTCCTTACTATAGTTGACTTTGCAAAAATTTGTTCTTCTTCGTCGTCGGAATCTCCATCGGTACTACTATCTTCTGCGTCACCTGTAGCTTTGAATGTCTTATATTCAGAAATTGTCCAACCCTCCGGTCCCGATGTACTCATTACTATTAATAGCATTTTTTAACATCTCTTCTACCGGACTTTGGGGTATCCATGTATCCCAGCGATCATAAGCTTCGTTCATTTGCCTAAATGTGGCATCCTCACCTGAGTATCTCTCAAATGGTGGACACTCTTCTGGTTCAACCTCTTCCAAGTCTTCTTCGTCTGAAGATTCTTCATCGTAAATACCCGGAAAGAGGGATCCAACATTCTGACCAACTGTGTACATTACACAGTACTTAATTGCATATTCCATGTCTTCTGGAAGTACCGTATCACGACCACAAGCCTTGGAATATTCAGCTGCAAGTATCATACTTCTTTCGAGAACTGGAAGGAGAATTCCAATGAGAGCATTTTGTTGGGACTCCTCATAAGCTCCCGAAGATTCACCAAATCCAGTTTTCATCATCTTTCTTAATACTTCAAATTAAAAAGAGTTTGAGCACTTCCCTCACTGACACGGAGAATGTTATGACTCAAGGCGTATACCCGAATTTGTCTTGCATAATCTACACATGGTGTTAGACTTAGGTTAAGAATCTGTTCTTTTATAAGACTAAAATTGATCTGTCCTGTGGGATACCACTTTTCCGGTTCAAGTGCAAAACTATAAGAGTAGAATCTTCTGATGAGTTGCGTCTTTGAATGATGAATAGCCGCTTGGATACCCTTGAGAAATATAACATTCCCTGTGTCCCGTGTAATTATTGGTTGACCATCCAAATCAAGTGTAAGATAATCCAAATTTTCATAGAGAATGTATTTACCACCCGTGTTTGCGAGGGTGTTATCATAATCAAATGGAGTTATAAACTCTCCTTCACCAGTACCCACATCACCTTGTCGCTGGATAACAAAGTACAATTCTTTGACTGGATTGTAAAATTCTAACTTGAATTCCCCTGTCTGAACACCTTGACCAACATCAAAAATGTTTTGTTGTACTTGCGTTATGACATAATCTTTCTTCTCATTTTCAATTTTAAGTCTTTCACATGGATCAATAAAAGCAACTTCGCCGCAAAGGGTAAACTCCTTGAGATGAATGCTTCCAGGTGTCACAGGTTGGAGTTCTCCAGTTGTACCCTTTATGATCAAGTGATCATGATTACGAATTTTAATCTCAACTTCAACCTCTTGCTTTTTGATTGCACACAATGGTATCGCCAATTCTGGATTATTGTAAAAATAGAATGGTAAATCTACGAAGAATTCATCTTCTTCATCCGCTTGTCCAATAGATCCTAAAATATCTTTATCAGAAACTCGTGTATCAATTGTTCGTTCTGGATACTTTCCAATCAATTGTTTGAGAGCTCTCTGTTTTGTCTGTGTAACAAAATGTTCTGAATATATTTGAAGATAGTCACTTGATAATCTCTGTATAACTTTACCACCTATAATGAGATCTGCATATTCAATGAGTGCATGACCAATAGATTCTATGAATCTTGGGTCGTTATAAAGCACGGTGGAAATTATGGGTAACTTAATCTTCACACTGAGAGCTGTCAATAAGTCACCTGTATTTTGAGCTATTTTGAATCTGGCTTTACCACCAAAATCTGGAACAATCTCTGAATCTATATCTACATATTCTCTTGCAAAGTTTGAATGTTTCTTAAAACTTTGCAAAAAGTATGTGTAGTCTGGGTCTATGGTAAAAAACCTGTCTTGAGCACCAGATGCCAAGAGCTGAACAACACCAGCCATTACTATTATAGCACTCTAAAATTTTAAACCAGCTAATCCACTCTCAATGCGAAGTACATTGTAATTTACGGCATACACTCTGGTATTGTTGTTATCACTTCCATTGATTGGATTTATTTGTAGTGTAAGGAGTTTGTGAGAAATACGACTCATATTTACTTGTCCAGTTGGGTAGTATACTTCTGGCTTGAGAGCAAAACTATACATAGCAAACTCGGATTCGTCATATGTGTTAGTTCCCAACTTGGGTGGACTAATGTGATGTTTAAGGGCTTGTTCATATACAAGAAATTTCCGACCTCTATTAAAAACAATTTCATTGTATCTATTTGGGTAATTTGCAGCAACTGCTGCATCGGACTGTGAAACAAAGAAGAGTTCTCGTACTGGATGTGAAAAATTAAGCATTACAGACTTTGTATTTTCTCCAGCTTTCATTACGAACTTTGACATCTGTACCTGTGTGATGATATAGTCAAGAGGTCCTGACATCATATAGTTTCTTTCATCCTCAGTGAGGAATACAAATTCTGTGTCAAGTGAAAACTTTTTGAGATTTGCAGTTGCATTTTCTGGAGTGACACCAGTCACAAGTTCAGCGAGTGGTCTTAATTTTATTCGTACTTCAACCACCTGCTTTGTAAGAGCACATGTTGGTATAGCCAAACTTGGATTTCTGTAAAAGTAGAATGGTAAATCAATAAAGTAAGTGTTGTCACCTGTAAATTGAATTGTGCGTCCATGACTATTTAAGAAGTATACAGTTTGATCTATATCGTCGTCTGTGTTGTGAAGTTGTTGATGTATATAAATATATTCACCTGTAATTTTTTCAATAGTTTGCCCCCCAATGAGGAGTTCTGCACTCTCTATGAGATGAGATACAACAGATGGACACCATTCATAGCCAGATGAAGGGTCGTCAAGTGTTAACTTCACAGTCATATTTTTAATGAGATCACCTCTATCGTTTGGAACACGACACGTGATTGTTTTTCCAAAGTTTATGTCACCATCAAATTGACTTTCAATATAATTAATAGCAAACTTTGTATGCCTTCTAAAATTCATCAGGAAATACGAAAATTGTGGATCCCCTGTGAGCCATTGGTCTTGGAGTCCAGTGGCAGCAAGTCTCAAACGACCTGACATTCCTACATTATGTGAGTAAAATTTTGCTAAATAAAACGGGACACTACTGTAGAATGAATCTTCAACTGAAGAAATTCAGACCTGAGACGATATCGGATGATAGAGTGTGTGTATTTATTGGTAAACGGAATACTGGTAAATCAACATTGGTAAAAGATATCATGTACCACAAGAAACATCTTCCAGCTGGTATAGTTCTCTCAGGAACGGAGGAGGGGAACCATTTCTATTCAGAATTTATTCCAGATCTCTTTGTGTATGGTGATTATGACAGAGATGCGATAGAGAGGGTTATGGCGAGACAGAGGAAGTTGGTGGGTGACGGTAAACAAAATTGTGGAGCCTTCATGCTTCTGGATGATTGTATGTATGACAACAAGTTTCTCAAAGATACGTGCATTAGACAGTGTTTTATGAATGGACGACACTGGAAGATCTTTTTTATGTTGACGATGCAGTACTGTATGGATCTTCCACCAGCACTCAGAGCAAATGTAGATTACGTATTTCTACTCAGAGAGAACATTCTCCAAAATAGGGAAAAGTTGTATAAATCATTCTTTGGTATCTTCCCAAGTTTTGACATGTTTAATAAAGTCATGGATGCGTGTACGGAAAACTATGAATGTCTCGTGTTAGATAATACCGTAAAATCAAACAGGATACAAGATTGTGTGTTTTGGTACAAGGCGTCTATACGGAAAAACTTTAGAGTTGGAGGTCCAGACTTGTGGCGACTTCACAACAAGATGTATAACCCCAAGTACATGCAGCAGCGTCAGGATGATGCAAAGAAGGCTACGAAGAAGACTGCTCTAAAAATTACAAAGACGAAATAATAAATAGATACTCTGTAACTTTAGTAGACCTATTTTTTAGATTACGACTACCTTTATAACAAGAGTAGTCAATCTCAATTTTTTCATACGCGTAGGATTTTAGGATTTCATCCCATTCATCGGGTTTGATGAAACCTTCATTGTTGTAGGACACCAAGGTATGTTTAGCTTTCTGTGTAGCTAACCTCAAGGTAAGTTCCATAGCTTCTCTAATTTT